ACGTGAATGAACTGCAACTGGCTGTGCAGTTTGGAGCGAAATCCTATCCAGACCGCAGGCACAGCGAAAAGCACTATTGGTTTCGTTATGGTGACTACGATATTTGGCGTCACCTACACGCAAGCAAAAAGGAAAAGCGAGAGGTCTGGGTCGTGGCAACTCGAGGCCGAGTCGGAGGAGAAAAGGCCTGGCTTGGTCCGGTTCGGTTCTACAGTCTCAAGGAAGCATTCAATGCAATCTTTCAGAATGACTGGCGAAAGGCCGAACACCAGCAGTCTCACGTCGCTCATCCGACGCAAAACCGGAAACTCCTGGTCAACATCAGAGTCACCGAGGACGAGTATTACCAGCTGAAGAAACGAGCAGGTTCCCGCAGCGTGTCAGATTACGTTCGCGAAACTTGCCTGTCAGAATAACCTTCGGTTGTTCATCTTCAGCGCAGATTGCATCTCGAGAATGCGGCTCCCGGCGTTGGTGGGCGGAGGTTCAAAACGCTCGGGGGCCGCACCTCCTGTTTGATAGAAGATACTGAGCTTGTTGAAGCTTCCACTGCATGCATCGACCTGGTCGGCAAACGTCGCCTCCGGGAATGCGGTCATTTCATCCAGCAGGTCTTCCGTCCAGCTGGCTTTGACGACTGCGACGTTCTGGGCCTCGACCTGGCTAGCCAAGCCCATCGCTCGCACCACCTTCGCCGGCCCTGGGAGCTCGATGCCATCCTTCTTGCGATTCCTCGCACCGCCGACCACGTCTAAAAACACGGGAAAGCCGGCAAGTTTTGCGACGTCCATCTGGCCGATTTCTTTACCGCCCGAGCCGCCTTCCTGCTCGATGTAGATCACCACCTCGCCACCGTACTTTTCCTGGTCGCGCTTGGCCACCTCGAGCATGTTTCTGTCGCGCTCGGCAGGGTGCCACTGGCCTCGGACGACGTCTTCAATGATCACTTTGTACGGCCGGGCGTCGTGAGGCATGCAGAGCAGAGCACCAGCAGAGTAGCTGCCTTTGTCCAGGCTGGCTGCGCGGTCCCAGTAGCGGACTCGCATACCTTGCCTGGGAACCTCATGCGGAGCAATCAAGTGAAAGTTGTCTCGAGCGAACAGCAGACCGGCAACATCGACGAATTTTCCTGCCAGCTCCTGCTCTCGCATGGCGGCAGTGTAGACACCAGAGATCAGGTCAACGTATTCAGCAGCAAGAAACGGATTCTCACTGCTATGCGCCTGGATGAGTGTCGTGTTTTTTTTCTGGCGATACCATTGAGTCCCAAACTGGTGAAGGTTCTCGGGATCTTTCACCACCGTGCCAGCATCGACCAACTGGAAAAATTCCTTGAACGTCCAATGAGTCCTGCCCCGAGGCGTGAACGTCAGAAGGCACTGACCCATGCGGCCTCTGTAACGCAGGATCGCGACACCGATGCGAAACACGTCTTCGTGGCAAATCGATGCTTCGTCGATCCAGAGCATAGGCTTGCTTGGACCGCGAAGTTTGTCTGGGTCTTCGCCGCTGCGGAAAGCGATCTCGGCTCGGCCACCGTCGTGCGTTCGAAAGTACGCAACCGGATACGGGCTGGTCTTGGTTCGAATCAAGCGACCTACGCTTCGTGCAGCTTCGCAAAACGTCGGGAACGTGGTGTCGCCAGCAACGACGTAGGTTGGCGAGACAGCCATAACCTGCCATCCGTCTCGGGCGTCGTTGAGAACCTTCAGCGCTCCGGTGTAGGACTTGCCGCTACCGCGCCCGGCAACAAACCCGACGACGAAAGACTTGGCGTCGATAAACTGACGCTGCTTTTCGTACATTCGGTGGATTGTCTGGAGACGACCGTCAGCTAGACGAAGATCCTTCGTCGTCAGCTCCTTCGACCTCTTCCACTTCTTCGGTAGACCTATCATGCACCACTCGCTGGGCAAAATCCACGGCATCGATCACTTGAGGCAAGGCCTGGCGGTCCTTCACAACGACGAAGCTTACAGCAGTGTCGAGGCTGTGATCCACACCTGGGTCGATACGTTCCAGCAAGGCAAGGCGGTCTCGGTTGAGTGCGCTCAGTTTGCCGTATAGGTTTGCTATCGCGCCGAAGTTGATTTCACCTTCTTCTGTCAGCGCTGCCGACTCGGCGAGGCGGATGTTGCGCCAGATACCCTCTTCCTGGCGTTGCAGGCGAGCCCATTCCAGCGCAATCCACTTCTCGACCGACTCAGCCAGGCGCTCGCGATAGTCACCCATCGCCTGCTCGACTAGGCCCCACACTTTTCCGACGCTGCACTTTAGCTTGGCAGCGATCTCAGCCTGGGTGTAACCGCTACTCAGCAGCTCGAATGCCAGGAGCGCGGCCTGTTCGTTCGCCAGTGCGCTTGCGGTTCTTTTTGGTCCGCGATTGCTCGCCTTCCGCTTCGTCGGAAACTCCTGCGAAAGCGACTTCGCCAGTTCCTTCTTCGTCGGTTGCTTCTTGCGAGGCATCGTGCTTTGGTCTCGAGTTCAGGATTCGAACGACTTGATCGTAATCAACGACGCAATGAGTTGCGCGGAGCGCTGCCAGGATTCGGCCTGGTCGAATGCCGTCGTCTGCCATCGCGTAGATCCTCTCGACGGTGTCGAGCTCTGGGTATGAGTCGATCACGGCAGCAGCCAGCATGTTCTTCGCATTATACAGGTCGTGGTTGATTGCCATTCGACCGTTGATTGCATCGACCGATACCATCTGCGCGATCATCGGATTGGCCAGAGCAATTTCCTTGGCCGCGTCTCTCACTTGGTCAATGGTCAAGTGCTTCATCCTGGCACACTGCTCAAACGTCATACCTGGAAGGCTGAGCAGTTCTTCGATTGACTCTTGAGCTGGTTCATCACCAAACTCACTGTCGTGCTTGCGGTTAGGCAAAAAGACTTCAGTGTCCCAACCGCCAAACTCCTCGCAACGCTTCACCCAAGCCTCTTCGACTTTGCGATCCCTGGCCACCTTGGCTGGGTTGACCCAATTCGAGGTGTGCTTTCCTGGATTGAGTTTTTCTTCTTCGACCTTGGTGACGTCAGGGTTCCCCAAATCGTCGAACCAGAAATACATTCGAGCGACTTGCTGAGCGCTCATGTTGGGCAAAGACAACAGCTGCGCGACCGTTTCGATTTTCTCTGGAAGGTTCTCCTCAGCTGCTCGGGCCACGGCCTGGAATGAGTCCCAGATATGCTTTTCGCCGCCTGGGTCGGTGTTCTGCCAATCGTCTTTTGCTCGCTGGGCCCAGTCGATGACATTCCGCAAAAACTCATCGATGGCAAGGATGGTTTCCCAGGAGGAGCGGTCAAAGACCTGTCCAGCCTGGAATTCAGACATTAGCCAGGTGATCTCTGGCTCGAGCGTCTCCAGGCTGCGAGAGACGCCTCCAGACCAGGAAACCATCACTGGCTGTTTGTCGGTTCCCCAGTCGTCCACCTTCTGAACGAAAACTTTCCAAATCGCCAGAACGTCAGCCTTTTTTTTAATCTCAGACATGAGACCCCCAATAGAGAAATGCCGGAAAAACGCGGCAGTAGACTATTGGCAAAAGGCTATTTCGGTCAAACCTTACTACGGCTCCCAGGTCGAGCCTGTCGCTGGAACAGCTGAACGTCGGACCTTCACTACGGGAGCCGGCTCTGGCTCTTTCTGTTCCGCTGTCGAGTAAGTCATCGTCTCTCCGCACCAGGTCAACTCGACCTCGCCGCACCGACCGTGGCGATTTTTAGCCAAGATGATTGTGCCGTCGTGACTGTCTCGGCTCTTTCGGTGGAGCAGGATCACCTGGTCGGCATCCTCTTCGATGCTGCCTGACTCCCGGAGCATGGCCAATGTCGGCTTTTCGCCTTCTCCCTGGCGATTGAGCTGCGCCAGGACCAGAAACGGAATTCCGAGCTCTCGAGCGGCTGCTTTGAGCTGTTTGCAGATGATCCCGACAATCTCATGGCGATTGGAAATTTTCCGGTCATTGAGCTTGAGGAAGCTGATGTAATCGACGACCACCAGCTTGATCTCGTGCCGCAGCCTGGCCGCTTTCACGGCAACGGTAATGTCTTGGACCGTGGCACCAGGAGGGTGAAAAAACGCAATCGGCAGAGCCCCAACCTTTTTCGCACTTTCGTCTAGCGAGTCGAAGTCGTACTGCGTCATCGTCTGCCCACCACCGCGCAGCTTGCTGAGGTAGACGCCGGAATCTCGAGCGGTGATCCGGTCGTACATGTCCTCGTTGTCCATTTCGAGAGAGGCAAAAAACACACCTCGGCCAAATCGTGCGTTGAACTCGGTGATTTGCAGACTTAGAGCGGTTTTCCCGACCGAGGTCCGCGCCGCCAGGATCGCCAGGTCGCCAGGTCTGAGTCCTCCCAGGAGAGTATCGACCTCGAAAATGCCGGTCACAACCGAGGCCTCTTTGTCTTTCTTTTTTTCGTCAACCCACTTCGCCACCAGCTGGTCTGCCCAAACGAAATCGGTGGCCTTCCTGGCCCGAATTGCATCGACCTGCGACTCGAGATAGGCCAACAGATCGTCTGGCTGCTGAGACATAATCTGCTCAGAAACCTCCTCGGTAATCCTTGCGATCCGCCAACGCTTTGCGGCATTCATAACTCGCTGGCAATGGTGCCGGAAGTCGTACTGAGCAAACCCGCCGACGTCGATGAGTCTTGCCAGTTCAACCCGGTCAATTCCGCAGTCTCGGATGGCTTTGACCGA